CTTTAAAGGTGAACCTGTATGGGAAATAGAAAAAGCAGACCCAGATTTCTATCGTAGTATCTTTGAAATATTTGCAGACAAAATAGATAACGAAACTAAAAAGAAACCAATTGTATTACGTGACTTTTTCACGGATACCTATTACAACGGAGTGTATGATGAAACAAAACAACAGTTTGACGACGACTACCCCCTCACACCAACGGGCAAAAATTCTATTAATGATTTTCTTAAGTCTCACGGTCGCCCTACCATGGATTTTGTTCCAGATGCTCGTGTCGTATTTGATCCTAGCAGTGACAAAGGTATTGACCTGGAAACCATTCCATACTCAGTAAATTTATTTAGAAAAACTCCGTATATGATGAGAGCAGAAGAAAATGTAAAAGAGTTATCGTACGGTGAAGCAATTCAGATCCAAAAAATTGCACCAAATTTTTATAAGCTAATCATGCATGCGTTAGGCAATGGTAAACCTGAGTTTGAGCATTTTATGAATTGGCTAGCGTATATTTATCAATATCGTAAAAAAACTATGACTGCATGGATCTTTACGGGCATACCAGGCACTGGTAAAGGTTTGTTTGTACACAAAATACTTAAACCTTTATTCGGTGAACAACAAACACCAATGCGAGCTTTAGAAAATATAGAAGAACAATTTAACTTATACATGAGAACAGCTATGTTCTTAGTAGTAGATGAATTTCGTATGGCTGACTCAGGATCTGTAGGTAAAATGGCCGACAAACTAAAACATCAGATTACAGAACCTAATCTTACAATTAGAGCAATGCGTACAAACCAAATAGAGCTGCCGTCTTTCACGAACTTTATCTTTCTTACTAACAGAGCAGATGCAGTTAAGATAGAAGACAGCGACAGAAGATACAATGTAGCACCACGACAAGAACAAAAAATAGAACAAGCGTTTCCAGAATTATTAAAGAATTTAGATGCACTACAACCTGAGCTATATATTATTGCAGGCGTATTAAACAAATTTAAAGTTGACGTACGTATGGCCCACACAGCTCTAGAGAATGACGCGAAGAAAGAAATGAAAGAAGTATCTATGTCTGTTCTTGAAGAATTTGCAAATGCAATTCGTACACGAAACCTGGAATACTTTACTGACATATTAGATATACCACTTACAAACACTTTTGATGCAGGTGGCGTAAGTACGGCACAAAGATATGTAAAAGAATGGATAGCTAGTTTTGGTACTGAAACAATAATACCGTTAGCTCACTTTAAAATTGTGTATGACACTCTTACCGACAGTCGTAACACTATGTCGCAAAGAGATTTTTCTAAAGCTATGTCACGGTTAAATATTAAAACAGCACGTAAACGTATTAGTAAAGATCGTACAGCTGGCATTCCACGTGGGGTTGTATTGATTTGGAAATTAGACAATAATGTAAAAGAACAATTAATTAAAGAACATTTTGACGACAGGGATTTGAACTTATTAGAGAATGGAAAATCTAACATCACCCAAACGTCCAGACCTAATCTCAACGGTTGAGGTCACGGAGGATTTACAACTAGGTCTAGTACCTGCATGGTCGTACTCGGCCTTAAAAACCTTTGAATCCTGCGCCTACAGAACCTACATTTCTAAAGTAAAACGTGTAAAAGAAGACTATGGTCCTGCTGCAGCACGTGGCACGCGCATCCATGATGAGGCAGAACAATACGTACGACATCAAACTGCAGATCTACCTGATGCACTGAAAAAATTTCAACAGCAATTCAAAGAACTACGTGAGTTGTTTGCAGAAGCTAAAGTAGAAACAGAAGGCGAATGGGGGTTCACCCTTAACTGGGAACCTACAGGTTGGATCGCCCCTGATACTTGGGCTCGCGTTAAACTTGATGCTCTTGTACACGAATCAGAAACATCAGCAAGAGTTATAGATTACAAAACAGGTAAACAATTAGGCAACGAAATCGCGCACAGCCAACAAGCGCTGATCTACGCCATAGGCACGTTCTTTATGTACCCTGACTTAGAAATACTTAACACAGAAATGTGGTATTTAGATCATGGTACAACTATGGAGCAAACATACACTAGAGATGAAGCTATGGTATTTATGCCTAAGCTACATGAGCGAGCAGTAACTATGACTACTGCTACTAAATTTCCACCTAATCCCAGTAATTACAACTGTAGGTGGTGTTCCTTTGGCAAAGGTCCAGAACCCCATTGTGAATGGGGCATTAATTAGTTATAATTAAATTACATAAGCGTTCACCCAACTAACACCGAACGCAATGGAGAAGTATAGATGTTAAATAATATTCCTGCGCCTTATGCGCACCAACAATCCACAACAGATTTCATAATAAACACCAAGCAGTGTTTGATTACGTCTGATCCAGGTACTGGCAAAACACGTGCAGTCTTAGACGCTCATGCTATACTCGGGGGTAAGACGTTAGTCTTGGCGCCACTTTCAATACTGGAAGCAGCGTGGGGGGAGGATATAAATAAGTTCCAACCCAATATTAAATATGGAGTAGCTTATGCAAAAAATCGCACAAAAATATTTGAAGATGGTACATACGACATGGTCATCACTAATTTTGAAGCTGTCAACTTCTTACAAAAAAATCCACAATATTGTAAGCAGTTCGATACAATCGTTATTGACGAGTTTACCGCTTTTAAAAATAGAGAAGCCAAACGTAGTAAAAATCTCAACAAAATTATCTCATATTTTACTAATAGGATTGCCATGTCTGGTACTCCTAATAGTAATACTATTCTAGATATCTGGCACCCCGTTTATCTTATAGATGGCGGGGAACGTCTGGGCTCTAGATTCTATGCATTCAGACACCAAGCTTGTACACCCAAGTTCAATGGCTTTGCCAATGAGTGGATTGATAAGCCTGGCATAGAAGAAGCAGTAGCAAATAAACTTTCTAACATATCGATACGCTACGCTTTGTCTGACTGCATGGATCTTCCAGACAAAATTGTACGTACAGTTAATACAAAGCTAACGCCTAACGTACAAAAACAATACAAATTACTAGCAGACGAGTCAGTCTTGTATACAAAATCAGGTACAGTCAACGCAGTTCATGCAGCAGCTCGTGTCAAAAAACTATTACAACTTGTGACGGGCGCTGTGTACGACGAAGATGGTGTAGTGCAGTTTGTACACCAAGAACGTTACGACATAGTTATGACACTTGTAGCACAACGTGCGCATAGCCTGGTTGCATTCAACTGGAAGCACGAACGTGACGCGCTGGTAGAAATAGCACAGAAAGAAGGTATTAGTTACGAAGTTATTGACGGTTCAGTAAAAGCTGAGAAACGTAGTGATATTGTAGCAAGATACCAAGCAGGCCATATCAAGGTCTTGTTCTGTCACCCGCAATCAGCGGGCCATGGTCTTACATTGACTAAGGCTAATACGGTTATATGGTGTTCACCTACATACAATGCTGAGCACTACCAACAATTTAACCAGCGTATATATAGAGCAGGTCAAACACAAAAGACCGAAACAATACTTATCCAAGCTAGAAATACTTGGGAACCTGAGGTGTACAAAAAACTTAACACTAAGTTAGGTCGTATGGAAAACCTATTACATATCTTAAAGGAGGTATCATGAAAAAACTAAACGATTTATTAGCAGAAACAGCTAAGGTTCGTAATCAAATCAAAGTTGTGCAGTCAGAAGAAAAGCTTTTGAAATCACAACAACGCGAACTAGAAAGTCAAATATCTATTAGGATGCAAGAGCAAGGTCTCGACAAGATCTCTAATGATATTTGTACAATTTCACTTAAAAATGAGATTGTGCCAACTGTAGAAGATTGGGACTCTTTGCACGAACACATAACTGATACTAAACAGTTTGAGTTATTGCAAAAACGTGTGTCTGCAACCGCCTACAGAGAACTTATAGCAGCTGGTATGGATGTACCTGGTGTTAAAAGTACGGAGTTGACCCGAATTAATTTTAGGTCAGCATAATATTAATATTAGATTAAAAAGGAGAACGTTCTATGTCTAATGATATAAGTATAGTAACGAGCACAATGCCTGCTCATTTAAAGAAAGGCACGAACCTGGGTAATGAAAACATTAGCTCAGAACATTTGTCTACTCCACGTTTAAAACAGCTGCAACAGTTGTCAAACGAAGTAGATGAAAACCACAGTGAGTATATTGAGGGCGCTAAAGTAGGTGACTTCATTAATACTGTAACCAAAGAAGACTACGGTAAAGAACTTTATCTAGTAAACGTACACTTCAAAGAAGAGTTTGTTGTGTGGAAACAATTAGAAAAAGGTGGCGGACTTATAGGTACATTTCCTACACAAGCAGAAGCTTTACAAAAGTTAGAAGATGAAAATCTTAAAGTAGAGGACTATGACATTAACAGAACCCAGACTCACACTTTATTAAAAGTAGATGAGAAAACAGGTGATGTATCTGACATACCTTTCTTGTTTGATTGTTCAATATCTAAATTAAAAGTATCTAGAGAATGGAATACTCAGATAGCTAAGCTAGGTGGAGATAGATTTTCTTCATTGTGGAAGATGTCTTCCGTGCAAACAGCTAATAAATCTGGACAACGTTTCATGAACATAGCTGTATCTAATGTAGGTTGGCTTAAAGAAGACACTTACAATGTTGCTAAAGGTTTTTACGATAAAACATTTGCAAATAAATCCTAGGTAAGTACGTGCAATCCGCGTGCGACATTATAGGTCGCATGCACGATTGTGCTATACTCAGGATGTGCGTGAAAAGGAGTTCATAAATAAAGTCCACAGGAAACTACCTAAGGAAATCTATAAGTGGAAGATCAACGATCCTTACCACGGAGGTGTATCGGACACTTACTACTCAGGTCCTAACAATCATTGTTGGATTGAATATAAGTACAAAGAAGACTTGCCTGCAAAGCTTAACTCAAAAATAAAAATTAACTTATCTGAGCAACAACGCATTTGGCTTACTCGCCAGAAAGAACATGGTGTATTTACGTACGTAGTATTTGCATCTGGGGACAGTGTGTACGTTACCGAAGATTTTACACTCACACACATCACACTAAAACAATTTCAAAAAGAAGCAATACCGTTTAAAATATTTATAGAAGTATTAACTAATTTTTGTTTAGGAGAAACAAATGACTGATTATGTAAACTCACCTCCGCATTACAACACAGGAAACGTAGAATGTATTGTGGCAATAGAAGAAAGTATGACACCTGACGCTTTCAAAGGTTACTTAAAAGGTAACATTCAAAAGTACATGTGGCGCTATGAAGCTAAAAAAGGCCTACAAGATGTCTTAAAAGCACAATGGTACTTAAATAGACTCATAAAAACCCTCGAAAAAGAAGAATCTTTATCTGACGCACAGGAAAGCCCCCCAGATAAATATTGATTTAGTTGGACCTAAGGCCTTAGTTACCTTAACAAAATGCCTTACAGAGCATTCTGTGAGGTCATTTTCTTGCAAAAGACCTATTTTTTGATCTATGTTGCACAACTACGTTTCTTGGAGAATTATTTGATGGATTACCATCTCTATGATGTATATCCATTTTATCTCCCTTTCTAACACGACCATCTTTTAACATCTGCCTACGTATTTTATTACGTTGAGCACGTCTTTTCTTTTGTGCATCTGTGCCTTGGTAGTTTGCATATTCTTTTTTATAGTTTCTTGCCATTTAAATAGTATACACCTTCAAAGCTTTGGCTTTACCTTTTACTTTTATAGTGTCGTGCAACTTAGCCCCCGGGATCTTAGAGGCTGTACGTTCTCCAATTAATAAATCAACACCAGCTTCTTTAGTTGCACTTTCTAATCGTGCGGCTGTGTTTACGGCATCTCCTATTGCTGAATAATCAAAACGAGAGTCCGAGCCCATGTTACCGATTACTGCTTCACCTGTATTAACACCTATACCTATGGCTACAGGTTCAGGCAATTCTTTTTGCAGCGCTTTTATTGCCGTACGCATATCCCGAGCACAGGCGACAGCGCGTTGTTCGTGTTCATCTAAATCTAGGGGGGAGTTAAAGATGGCCATGCACGCGTCGCCTATGAACTTGTCAACCATGCCACCGTGGGCTTGGATGCATTCTACTTGTACGGTAAGAGCTTTATTCATTATGTCTGTTACTTCTTCAGGTTCTAACTTTTCAGACAGATTTGTGAACCCCCTGACGTCAGTGAACAAGAACGTGCAAGTTCTACGTTCTCCTCCTAACTTAAGTAGCTCTGGATTATTTTGTAATCGTGCAACTTGTTTAGGATCCAGGTAGTGCTCGAATTGTTTTTTTATTAACTGCCTTAATTTAAACTGTTCGTTAAAGCGTAAATAGAATTCTTGTACAGATATAAGTATAGCTGATAATATACTATAAGTTACATCTATAAGTATATTAGATGTAATTAAATACCAACCACCGACCGCGGTCAACGATACGAGGCCCACGGTTCCTACTACGGTCCCGACGAGCCCTAATGTACGTATTATAACTATGGTTAATAGTAGGACTGTTACAAGTATAAGTAATTCATATAGTAACGCAGTGCCTGGTATTGCTGGTACATCTACGGTCATGCTTTCAGCTAACGCAGCCTGTATATGGTGGGGGTACAACAAGCCAACTGGCGTAGCTATTTGAGGCATCACACCTTTTGCGCTTACACCTACAA